ACGGATAACTTGTTGATCGAGGCGCTAGCGGGGACTGGTAAGACCAGCACCTTGCTTTTAATGCTTCGATATACTACAGCGCCGCGTGTTTTGTTCCTGACGTTTAATACTCGTATTCGCGACGCGATGGTAGAGAAGTTCGCTGAGATGCAGGAATATGCTCAGCAGCAGGCAGAGGAGGGTGAGGAGAGCTTTACGCTACCGATAACAGATATCCGCACAGTTAACTCTTGTGGTCATCGCGCGTGGCAGGCGGTGATACCGTATAAGATATCCATTCCAATGAAGGATAAGAAGCCAATTAAGATGACGGATATCTTGTACACAGTAATAAGTGAGTTAGAGGAACCACGAAAGAAAAAAGAGGCTTATGAAGCGTGGGGCGAGATCCTCACGGCTGTCGCTGCAGCTAAGAACGCCGGCTATGTTCCAGACGGCTCGTTCAAAGATGCTAATCGACTCATTTCGGCGGAAGAGTTCTGGAATAACCTCGAAGAAGGTATGCCCAGCGAAACTGTGATGGAAGTTATCGACACCTGCCTAATCGCTAGTATCCACGCAGCATATAAAGGGAACCTTGACTTCGATGACCAGTGTTATATGTCGACGGTATTTGGCGGTACTTTCGCCAGATTTCCACTTGTATTGGTGGACGAGACACAGGATCTCAACAGAACCCAACACGAGATGCTGTGCAAGATGCGTTCAAGTCGGATCATCGCTGTCGGCGATGATCACCAAAGTATCTACGCCTTCAGAGGTGCCCTACCGGGAGGTATGGCATCAATGGCCGAACGACTCAAGATGGCTAAGGCTGGCCTTAGTGTCAGCTTCCGCTGCCCCGAGGTTATCGTCCGCAATGTCCACTGGCGTGTGCCATATATGAAATGGTTCAAGACAGGAGGTAGGGTTGAGCGGCTACCAAGCGCTAATAGCAACACTTTCATCGATGATGCTGCTATTATCTGTCGTAACAATGCACCTCTGTTCAACCTTGCGTTCCGTCTCCTACGTGCTGGGCGCCCTGTTACTGTTGCTGGGTCTGACATTAGCGCTCGTCTTGTCACACAGCTACGCAAACTAGGTGAGGATCACATGACGAGAGCGCAGCTCCTATACGCGATTGAGCAATGGAGAGCGGAGAAAACTGCCAAGGGAGCTGTAACAGCTAACGATATGGCCGATTGCATGAGGATCTTCGCGGAGAAGGGAGAGAATCTTGGGCAGGCTGTAGCGTACATCAATCATCTATTCGAGGCACGTGGACCGCTAACGCTAATCACCGGCCATAAGGCCAAAGGCCTTGAGTGGAAAACGGTATATCACCTAGATCCTTGGTTGATTAAGGACGAGAAGGGAGAGCAAGAGCAAAACCTACGCTACGTGATCCAGACTCGCTCATTTGGCGAGTATTATGAGATCAATACACTGGAGATATCATTCGATGAGCTTGCCGAACAATCTGGGAGCGTATGAGGACTGTGTCAATCTATTCGAAAGGGCCCTTCAAGCAAAGAAAGGGATACAAGTCAGCTATACATCTCATGGAGATGCCTATCAGCTATTCTCTCGACTACACTATACGCGAAAGCTTCTCCGTGAGAAGTCCATGACAATGCATACCAATGACGATCCACGATATAACACCACGACGTATGACCTACTGATCGTGCGCCGACCAAGAGAGGTAAACGGAGAATGGTGGGTGTTTATAGAGCAGAGAGTTATCACCGGCAAGATAGAGGAGCTAGTGTAATGCCAACACCAGAACTAGATATGGCGCCTATCAAGGTGACGTTAAATCTATACGCAGTCGATGTGGAATATCTCAAAAATCATATCCCACGAGGACAAGGCTGGACCACCTACGTACGGGAGCTAGTTCATAATCATTGCGTAGTAATGAAGCGCGACGTAGTGATAGGAGACTCACATGAAAGGTGATCCACGCTGTCCGCCGGGAGTTAATCTTCTCGATTGGGTAATGAACGTTCTACCACCCAATGAACTAATCCCTAATAATATCGAGGATATTATCGAATACGAGCGCGGCATCCGAATGAAGTATCAGGTTGATGGAGTTAAGCCGAAGAAGCACGTTCAAGGTGCTAAGATTGATCTCACTAAGCTCGGCCTAGCCTCCCGACCTGCAGCTCCAACTAAGCGGAGGCGACTGTGAGAAACTGTTTCGTCGAAGGCACTCGCCTTCAATACGCGTACGACTCAACCTCTCTCGGCTTGTTAAAAACATGTCCGAGAAAATATCAACTGGAGATCTTAGATGGATGGTACCGAAAAAACGAGTCAATCCATCTCCTATTCGGATTGGAGATGCACGACGCGCTCGCAGACTATGAAGCCTGTCGAGCAGACGGACAATCCCACGACGAAGCAGTCTTTCATACTATTCGAGCTTTACTCGAACGAACCGGGGACTACCCACACGAGAATGACGTTCTCCTTATGGGTGGCAGTGCCAAAGCAAAAACCAAGGAAGCTCTTATTAGAACAGCTGTGTGGTACTTTGAACATTGGAAATCTGATCCCGCGACCACCCTCATACTCGAGAACGGGCATCCTGCTGTTGAGGTCAGCTTTAACTTCGACTTCTTACGACAACCATACATACTCTGTGGACACTTGGACAAAATTGTTCGGTTCCAAGATGCCCTTTTCGTAATGGATCATAAGACAACCACTCATGACCCAACAGGATGGTTCTATGACCGATACAACCCAGACAATCAAATGTCTATGTACGTTGTCGCAGGGCAAATCACAATACACAGCCCTATTAGAGGTGTCATCATCGACGCCATTAAAGTTGACGAGGGAGGCGCTCCAGAATTTGGCCGAGGTTTTACTTACCGAAACCCAGATCAGCTTGAAGAATGGTTCGGCGACCTTAACGATCTCATTGAGCGTGCTGAGCGGTACGCCGAAGCAAACTACTGGCCAATGAATGATACAGCCTGTGGTATGTATGGTGGTTGTCAGTTCCGCTCAGTCTGTTCAAAGTCTCCTAGTGTCAGGCAAGCATATCTCGAAGCAGACTTTGTTCAACGCCCCGAGGATGAAAGATGGAACCCATTAACCCCACGGATATCGACAATCCCCTCACAAGACGAGAGGTCTGGATCTGGTACCCAAGAGTTAGAGCCTGCGAGCTGATACATGGGAAATGGTTCGTGCATCTAGAAGGCTTCCATGATAAGATATGTCTAGGAGCTGTAGCGGAGCCTCCGTTCGAACGCGGAGATCTGGTTAAGTTCTCAATAGAGAAGGTGGTACAGTATGGCCGAGAAACGGTTTAGGCTACAGCTAGTCCTCGGTAAGTATCGAGTCGTGAATATAGAGGGTAATGTCGCTGTAGTCCAACTCGGCGGCACTACCACGATGCGTTTCATCATTCCAGAGCCAGCCGACGTTAGGGCCGGCGACATCTTGACCTTCTACACAGAGGTCTTAACAAAGGACTTCCCATATGCCCCTACTAGCCTCACACGCCAGTAATAAACTGGTCAAGCTACTATTGATGGGCGATCCCGGCTCAGGCAAAACGGGATCGTTAGTCAGTCTAGTTCAAGCAGGTTATATCCTCCGAATACAGGATTGGGATAATGGTCTCGATTCTCTCAGAGCTCAAATCCTTCACCGATGCCCTGAACGAATTAATCAAGTCGAGTACGTCACACTACGGGACAGACGAGTGGCCACGGAGGACGGTCCCACTGTACTTACTCCTCAGGCTTTCATCAGAGGAATTAAGCTCCTTGACAGATGGCGATATACAGATTCCGCGGGGTTCGAAACTGATTTGGGACGTCCATCAGAGTGGGGACCAAACGTTGTTCTCGTGCTTGATAGTCTCACCATGCTCAGCGACGCCGCTTTTGACTGGAGACATGCTCTTGTCTCCGGAGGACGGTTCGACATCAGAGCAGTGTATAAAGATGCTCAAGACGCTGTTGAGAATATGCTCGCCTTACTCACCAGCGAGGGATTCAACACCAATGTTATCGTGACCTGCCATGTGAGATATATGGACAGCGAAGATGGTAAGACGCGAAAGGGATATCCGACTAGCGTTGGGTCGAAGCTGTCGACAGTGATAGCGCGATACTTCAACAGTGTCGCGTTGTGTGTAACCAAAATAGGAGGGAAAAGAACGATCCAGACAGTCAGTACGGCCGAAATCGATCTTAAGAACGCCAACCCGTTTGAGATGGCAAAAGAGCTGCCATTAGAGGACGGGTTGGCGGACTTCTTTAAAACGTTGAAAGGAGAAGTAGAGACGAAACCAACTGAACCAGCTGAAGTAGTTGAACTTCCGAAAACAACTGTTATCAAACGTAGGAGGGCCTAATGGCCAAAGCACCAGCATTTACTCCCATCCTCGATCGTCCGGTTTCGGCTACGGAGAGGCCGAAACCGCTACCTCCAGGACAGTATGCGTTCGTCGTGCAGTCCTATCGCGAGGATAAGTCAACGAAGAAGCAGACCGAGTTTATCGAGTTTACTTGTAAGTGTCTCGGTCCGCTCAACGAGGCGAGCGTGGATCAGGAGGCGCTCGATCATTGGGCGTCATCTAAGTCAGGCGAGAAGAAAAAGCTTACTGACGTGACGATGAAGGTCACGTTTTATCTCACGGAAAACTCTATCTATCGCTTGCAGGATTTCCTTGAACATCTCGGCTTCGAGGTGAGCGAGGGTAATGCAAGCTTTAAGCAGATGATCGCTGAGGCTCCTGGCTGTCAATTCGTGGGGACCGTTACCCATGAGAGTTCTAAAGATGGCCAGATGACCTACGCGAATGTCACGTCCACTGCGCCAATGCCTGCGTAAGGGAGGGTGGGCCCGGTGCGATCGGGCCCATACCCATCAAATGCAGCACAAAATATTTTTACTGGGTGAAGCGTGGGGCGCGGAGGAGGAGCGGCAGCAAATGCCGTTCGTTGGATATGCAGGACATCAGCTTAACACAATGCTAGAGGACGCAGGGATAAAGAGGAACGAGTGCTATGTCACAAATGTCTTTTGCTTTCGGCCTACTAATAACGACATATCCGGATTGTGCGGTGGTCGAAGTGAAGGGATTACAGGATATCCGCCTCTTCTTCGATCCAAGTTCGTCCTGGCCAAATACATCCCGGAACTTAATCGTCTTGCCCAAGAGATCGCTGACGTCGAGCCCAACGTCATCGTCTGTCTTGGTAACACTGCTTCGTGGGCTCTTTACGGACGGACTACAATCTCTAAGTACAGAGGAACGACGGCAATTACCACACATACGGCCATTGGCTATAAAGGAATAGCGACATACCACCCACAGGCCGTGAACTACATGGCGAGCCTTCGCCCTGTAGCCGTCATCGACTTAATGAAAGCCAAACGTGAGAGCGAATATCCCGAGATCCGGCGCCCAAAGCGGGAGGTATGGATCGAACCAGGATTGGAGGATCTAAATGACTTCGACAAGCGTTATCTTCGTACGGCAGAAACAATTAGTATCGATATTGAAACAGCTGGAAAGCACATTACCTGCATCGGCTTCGGCACATCGACACATGCTCTCGTTGTTCCATTCTTTGACTCCAGAAAAGCAGGCGGAAGTTATTGGCCTGATGCAGAGTACGAGCGCGAGGCTTGGAGCTTTGTGCGGGATATTCTGTGTAGAGGTACTCCAAAAGTATTCCAAAACGGACTCTACGACATCTCCTTCCTCTGGCGAGCCTATGGACTCAGCGTAAAGAACGCGGCGCATGACACGATGCTGTTACATCATGCGCTGCAGCCGGAGAGCTTGAAGAGCCTTGGATTTTTAGGAAGTATATACACTGATGAAAGTGCATGGAAGCAGATGAGAACAACCACAACGATTAAGAGGGATGAATGACACAAGCTGAGGCGATGACAGAGCTGGGACGAAGGCTAGTATTAACTAAGACTTGGTGGTGGGGTAAGTCTGGCTACGTAAAGCCAGACTGGTGTCTAGCGTTTATCATAATCCCTGAACAGGGCATAGAGTTAAAGGCTGCGCTAGAGCCTGAGTATACCTGCTTTATCTTTGATCATGAGGAGCATGGACGGCCATCCATTCTCGACTTTTATAATGACTATAACGAGTCAGCTGTCAGAATGTTTGGTGATCTTCTTATTCGACTAGGTACATCTGGTAAGGTAATAGCATATCAGAGGAGGTTTGACCTTGAAAGTTATAAGAACCGACCTAGTAACCCCCGGCGAACTATCTAAGCAACAACGTGAATGGGTGTACAATGGACTCGATGTCTGTACAACTCCTGAGATCCTTGAAGCTCTCTTACCCCAACTTGATAACCATACAGCAGCAACATACGGTTTTAGCCGGGATCTTCAAGGTCCATGTCTCGAAATGCGGGTCCGAGGTATTCTCGTTGACCAAGGACGCAAAGCCATCGTCCTTGAGGAACTCTGCGAGACTCTGGATCGCCTTGAAGCCCAACTCAACCGGATCGTTAATGAGGGTTGTGGTCTTTGGGAGTTCAATTGGCGATCCGGTAAAGATCTTAGACTTCTCTTCTATGAAATCCTAGGCATACCAGCGATAAAGAAAGACGGTCGTTCAACAGTCGATCACGATGCGCTAGAAAAGATACAGGCATACTTCCCGGCGGCACA